AATAATTTTTTGTGGTGATGTGCTTGTATTTTTGTATTTTGCAGTATCGCTTGTAAGCATAACACCTTTAATTCTTTCAAATTCAGTAATGTCATTTACCAAAACATCATTTGTATTAACTACATAACAATCAGTACCAGATTTAGTTACTGTAATTTCTTCGTTTGGCAGTAAATCTATTTGTTCTATTTGCCACTCAGTAATATTACTTTTTCTCATTATACAAATAAGTTCAACATCATCAGATAAAAATTCAATACTAGCATAATGACTATCTATATCATAAATGCACGGTTGTGAGTCCCATTCTGTATAATGTGGCGAATATTCAATATCAATAGTAAATTCTTTTGCTTCCATATCATAATTAATATCAAACATAGGCGAACAAGGTAAATTTTCGTGGTATGTTTTAAATACATTTATGTCATTTTCGGTAATATTGTCTTCGTCTTTCCACTTCCATTTTGCTCTAATCTTTCCTTTAATTAGAGTGTATGTCATTCCATTTATGCAAATTTTATCACTATCAGGGTGTGCTGTTTTTAAATCCATGTGGACTCGACCATCTTTGGTATCTCTTTCCATCAATGCACCTGTTTTATTTTTCTCTGGGTTGTGTTCGTGATAAACAAAAGACAACTGCAAATTGTCATCGAGTTGTTCAATAAATTTAAACTCAGTTGTAAAATTAACTGTCATAGCTTTGTACTCTCTGTAACAGCAACACCTCTTGCAACGTAATCATCATAAGGTTCTGTTGACCTAACTATTTCGTGAGTTATGCTGTCAACAAAATATTCTTTAATATCATAACCTAACTCTTCCAACCATTCATTATGAATTTTTAGTTCAAAATCTGCGTGTTTGCTGTCCCAATCAATATGACCATCTCTTAATAAAAAGTTTTTAGGCTCTGCTGAAAAATTTATTGGTATATAATCAGTTCGTATTAAATCATCAAAACGAATTACGCCATTTACTATATGCTGACAGCCATTCTCTTTATAAATAGATTGTTTTTTTTCGTATTCTAAAATCATATTAAGTTAAACTTATTGTAAGACTTCCAGAAGTTGGAAATTGCGAATTAGCACCAAGAGCATTCCATACAGTTGTATTAGTACCTGAATTATATATTCCATTAACTGCTATAGCCCCACCTAAGGTTATATAAGTTGTACCTCCACTTGAAAAATTCATATTTGAATATCCAAATGCTGAAGCCCATGTAACACCGTTAAAGTTTCCTGTAACTCTTACAAAAGAATTGGCAAGGATACTACCAACATCTTGATAAAGTGCAGTCATTGTGTAAGTTGCGGTACCTGCAAAATTTGTAAATGAACTATCTGTAAAACTTCCTATATGGGGAGGGCTTACTCCATAATGTACATTACCAAATTTAGCACCCGGTACAGTATATGACCCAGTTAAAGTTATTGCAACTATATTATCTGTAGTAACTGGTGCAGTATTATTTGCTCCATAAAAATTGTTTAAACTAATTGTACCTGATGTGGGAACATTTGGATTATTAGAATGGTTGCCAACTAATCCACCACCTTTGTAATATTCGCTCAATGAGTGTGGAGCAGAGCCACCGTATTCTCCTACTAGATCATTAATACTAATTGCACCGCTTGATTGCAAAGTCATTTATCTGTCCTTTTTAAGCTCTTCGATTTCAGCTTTTAAATCTTTTATTGCCTCAATAAGTAAACCTACTGTATTTTGATATTTCATTGTGTGAATATCTTTTAATCCATCATCATTTAGAGAATTGTCTTTTTCTTGAATACTAACTAACTCTGGTACAATTTCTTTTACTTCTTGAGCGATAACACCAATCTCTCTTTCGTTGTTATTTTTTCTAGTGTACTCAACACCACGCATAGCACATACCTTATCAAGAGCATTTTCTATAGTTTTTACATCCTTTTTTAAACGCAGGTCCGAGAAGGCGGTGACATTATTCGAACTAGTTATTGCACCGTTAGTAGCTGAAATATTAAAAAATTCACTACCACTTTGGTTTCTAAATATCCAATTGCCAGCATCAGGAGTCTGGAAATACATATGAGTTGAGTGTCTTTGTATTTTGCCTGCTGTTTCACCAGTCCACGTACCAGTCTCTAACTCAAGTGCTTTTGCGGCTTTAATTCTAAAAGCACTACCATTCATTTCTGTGGTATGAGAGCCATTGAAATAAAGGTCAGTTGATCCGCCCGGATTAATAACGATAGCATTTTTACTATCATCTAAACTTCTAAAAATAGTCTGGTCACACCTAATTTTTAATGCACCTTGATTGTTAATGATTTGTGAGTTAGTGGTGTCGTGAAATAATTGTAAATCATCACCATCGCCAATTTGTAATTTTTTATTATCTGGCATATCAAAGCCATCAGCAGATGTAGAAGCAACTAAAGTATTGTTGTGATGAAATTCAATAGCACCAGCCGCATTAAAATTAGCTGATGCTTTACTATCGTCAGCACTTCTAATACGAACACTATCACCTAAAATTTTAAAGACACCAGAACCATCTTTTATTTTTGAATGACCAGAAGAGTTTTCGTGGAATATTTCTAAATCGTTTCCTGTTCCAAACCTTGCTTTAACATCATCGTTAAAATCAACTCCGTTTGCTCCACCGACTGATGAACCACCTACAGCACTAGCCCAAGTAACTCCAGAAGCTGCGGAACTATCTGCTTTTAAATATAATCCATCAGCACCAACAGATAAGATAGTAGGATCACCAGTTCCGTCTCCTACAATTAATTGACCTTTTGTTGCAACATCTGAGTTCATTATTGCCCCTGCCGCATCAACATTGGTTGCATCTGTTACATCTGCACTTGTTTCTATGCCATTTAATTTAGTTAATAATGCATCTGTAAAAGCATTTGTATCGGCTTCTCCTTCATATGCGGCTTTTATCTCTGCTCCAGTCTGATCCGCAGTTGCCGATGTCTCAATTCCATTTAATTTAGTATGATCTGCGTCTGTGAAAACATTAGAGTCTGTTGCTGACTCAACCGCAGTCCTGATTTCTGCATCTGTTTGATCTGCAGTCGCAGAAGCCTCAATACCATCAAGTTTCGTACCGTCAGTTTGTAAATCTCTTCCATCAACTGTGCCAGATACAATTATATTTCCAGTAACATCAAAGTCTTTATTTACATTCCATTTAGTTCCTGAGTGAGAATATGTAAGTGTAGCACTTGCACCATCAACTGTTAATCCTGACCCATCAGCGGCATTACTATCAGCCGCTCCACTCGCTAAAACAATATTTTTATCATCAACTGTTAAGGTAGTAGAATTAATTGTTGTCGTGGTACCATTTACAGTAAGATCACCAGACATTGTTACTGCACCAGTAATATTTATATTTCCAGTTCCTGTTATATCATTAGAGTTTAAATCAAGATCGCCTCCTAATTGAGGTGTTGTGTCTCCAACTAAATCCGTTATTACTGTTCCAAAAGATAAATTGCCTGCACCGTCTGTTTTAAGAAATTGTCCGTTTGTTCCGTCTGAAGTTGGGTGTGAAAGCCCATCGAGAATGACCTTACCTGTTCCATTTGGCGTAATTGCAATGTTACCATTAGATGCAGATACAATTGAATTGCCATTGACATCTAAGTTTCCGCCAAGTTGTGGGGTTGTGTCTGTAATTATATCTTGAGCTGAGTCTGTGAAATTTATAGTATTGTTATTAGTGTCAATGGTAGCAAAATTTATATTATTAGAGCCATCGTAAAAATACATAATCCAAGTTGCTCCTCCAGAGTCATCAATCCAAAATTGACCTGCTACTAAATCTGGAGCAGAACTACCTTTATTTGTACTTCTTATTGCATTGAATATAGATTGTATTTTGCTTCGACCAGTAGGAAATGTTACATTATCTAAGGTGTAACTATTACCACCAGCATTACTTGGATCTTGAGCCATTTTGATTTCCTTTTTTATCTAATTGAATTAAAGTATTTTTAAATAATAAATTAAATGAATTTTCGTTTGCTTCTACCATTTCATTTCTAAAACTTTCGATTGCAGCACCACTTTGCCTAGTTTGTTGGGCATTTTCGATCATTAAGATAGGCAAGTAAGATACCGCACAACCAAATTCGTCTGTCGCCTCTCCTGTCTGTGGATCATTTCCCCTAATTTGTATAAACCATGCACAATCAAACTTTTTGCAAGGTTTAAATTTATTTAGTGGACAATTTGATTTAACCTCTAATTTCATTAGCTTTTCTGTGCCAGTATTATATCTACATATTGCACGTCTTGATTAAAAGTTGTGCTAAATCCATGTGTATGAGCTGAACCAGATAAACTACCTACATTGTGAGTATGACCAGAGCTACCACCAATTGCATTTGTACTACCAACGTCTGGATTGCCTGTAGTATACTGAATGTGATAATCGGAAGATCCCATACCACCAGCACCACCTTTTGCCATTGTAGGATTTGTTACAGCACCGAATACTCCGTTGGTTGTTACAGAAGTTTCTTTAGCAGTAAAGTGTGAGTGACTTGGAATTTCACTAACTGTCAAGGTATGTGATCCTACACTACCAGTGATTGTCACAGAAGATGAACCAGTTGTTCCGCTTACAGTTTGATTACTATTGAATGCGGCAGTAAATGAGGCAGACCCACCTGTGCCTGCAGTACCTGATACCACCCTTAATGCTTTGTTATTTTGAGTTGTGAGTTTAGTCCAACCAACAGGAGCAGTTGTTTGTTGAAATAACATAATTGTTCCTGACGGTATTAATCCAGAACCAGTTGCAGTTATATCGTGTACTGCAAGAGAAAATCTGTCGTTAGTTTGGTCAAATGTAGCAAAATTAATCCACGCATCGTTATCTGCATTTCTTATTTTTAAGATATTATTTGTTTGATCATACCACCATTGATAAGCATATGTCGTTGATGGTGTAGATGTACCAGAATTATTGCTTACAATTGCAGACAAACTATTGTTGTGATCGTTTCTGTAAGACGGAAATGTTTGGTTAGAAATTATATAATCGTGTTGTGCCATATTTTAAAATCCTTTTGCTATGAAGTCGAATGTTTTGTTTACAATACCACTACTGCTATTTTTGAATACGATGTCAAAGCCATTTGCTGTTTTATTACTTATCTCGTAAAAATCACCACTTGTCATATCCTGTGCCGCAATTCCTATTGCATATGTAGTTGATTTGAACGGAGTTGTAAATGTAATTGATTTAGTACTTGTACCGCTAGAAACGTCATTATCAGTTATTAAGCGGTCTTCCATATCAACAGTAGCTTTACAAGTAGTAACAACTGGTATTGAGTTTGCATCTCTTGAGGACATTAATAGTCTAAATTTAAAGTACCTAGCAGAATAATCACCAATAACAAAATTTTTAAATGGCGAATAGGTAACATTATCATTAGAAACTGCTAGTTGTAGTATAGCCTTTGATCCTTGAGGAACAGTACCATCAAATAATATATTTGTAGGAACATCATCAAAATTAGTGAAACCTCTACCTGCATCGAATAAAATTGTAGGGTCTGATGCAAACTGTTCTAATACTGCAGTAACCCTACTTGTAAAACTTGCTCCTATGTCTATGACTTGCGAGAACTCATATGTAGCATCTTGCGTAAAGTCATCAAGTTTTAATGTTCCATTGACAACACTGCAGTTTGTTTTATTACCAGTAAAGTTTGGGTTTTCTTGTTGAGTAGCCACTGCATTGAAATTACCTATTTTAGTAATATTGGTATTTATTTGTGTTGCGTTAGTGCTGGCATTGCCCAATTTATCAAATGCCTTAATTAAATATGTTCCTTTTAATGCTGGCACACTTATTGTTGTAGCTGGTCGAGATACCTTTTCAACAATAGAAACTGAATTTTCCCAAGTTGCATTTTGTAAGACTGTTGAATACCTTATTTGGTAAAATGCCAAATCTAAATCAGGTATTTGCTCCCAACCAAGATGTGCCTCTGATCCTACAATATTAACCGCAAATTCAGTAACATCAGAAGGTGGTGCAACCGCTCCTACAACTAAATAGTTTAATGACGATACATAGGTTGATGAAACACCTAAGCTGTTAATAGCTTTTACTCTTACATCGTATCGTTCTTGGTCAATAACATTTAAAACTCTTTGTTTTAATTCACTGCCTCTTGCGTGAACTTTAAAATCACTTTCAGAGGATTTTTTGTATTCAACTTGGTATTCGTCAACGAAATTATCGGGTGATGCGGTAATTGCAATATTCAAAGCAACAATGACCGTACCATCATTATAAGCAATTAATTCATCTGTTAAGGTAACACCTGCTGGTGGTAGAATACTAAACGGATTAGGAAATGTTGTATCAGGAACTACTGCCACCTGTTGTTTAGGATCAAATATATACCAAGCATCTTGATGTTCTGCTAAAGTTAATTGAACAGTATAATCAAAATTTAGTGCAAGTCCTATTACCCTAAATGGTTTTGCAGACATACCAAGTATAGTGTCTGTTAAATCGACTATATCTCCTATTGATAAATTTATCGCCTGATGATTAGCTTTACATTGTATCGTAAGCTGATTACGACTTCTATTCAAAACAACTTTTGCAAATTGTAGTGCTTGATATGGATTTGTAATCATATTTAGATCAAGATTAAGTTCTTGTAAAAAACCACCATCTGCAGTTTTCAATGTTTGATGTGCAGAGTCTGACTCAGGAAATACTAAAGTATCTCTCTCGTAATTTTTCTCAGGAGAAATATAGTCAATGTTTATACGATTATACTTAGTATTTTTCTTTTCACTTATAAGTTTTACACCACCAATAATATTATCGGAATTTAGAGAAAATACAGATGAGCCTGTTGTTTCAATTATTAACCTATATAAACCATCAGAATAAGGCAAAAAGCCTCTCATACCTCGCAATATGAATTTAACATTATCTAATATCTTTGCATTTGTATCAAGTACAACATTGAGGCTAAATTGCGGTATTACACTTGCTCCACTAAATGGCAAAACTTCTTGATTTGCAATAATTGAAGCATCATAAAAACTTTTTAGGTCTAATTCTTCTTCAGTAATACCTTTTCCATATTTTTCATTCATTAAATAATCTAATAAACAAAATGCAGGATTGGTACTAAATGTCTTTGTACCACTTAAAATAATATCACTACTAATAGTTTGAATTTTTTTTCCTTCTATTTCTGCTTGGACTTTTGGGATACCTCCAAATTTATCACGATCCCATTCAAGTCTGATAGCGAGATATGCAATACCTTTTAATCTTCTACCGTTTGCATTATCATTCCAATCGCCATCTTCATTAAGTAGAGACGATTGTACCTGATCATCGGTACCAAAAAAAGGTTGTACTTTAATGTTAGTCCCAAATCTTGTATCATTTGATGTAATAGTTACACCGTGTGCAAGTGACCCTGTGAAAGTAACATCTGTGTCATCAACTCTTATTTTATTTATACCATTTATTTCACCTTCACATAGTACTATGCAAATATATAAATATTGATTAGTAGCACCCTCAACTCCAATAAAAACTCTAGTTCCACCTAACAATCTTGTTCCATAAACAACAGGGATAGAAGCATTGTTTGATTGTTTATTTACTAATATTCCTTTTTCAAACGCATTTTGTTCAGGTGGACCTGGTGGCTCAGGTATGTCAATAATCCAACTTATAATATCAGTTACAACACTTGTAATGCCTTTAAATATTTTGCTAAAAATACCCATTATGTTCTACCCCATTTTAAGTCTTTGATTGTCTGAGCGGCAAACTCGAAACTTTTAGTATCGGCATCAAAAAATCTTCCATGACTACCCTCGTTCGTTTTTCTTCCAGCCATTCTACTAAAATCGCCAAAGTGCGAACTGCAAATAATGTTTATTAATCCTTTATCAGTATCTATATTAAAATTATCTATAAATCCCTTTGAATAATTAAATGTATCTATCAGTTGTTGGTTATCATCAATAAATCCTACATCAACTGTAACTAAATCATTTGAAACATTATTATTTAATAATATAGCGGTAAATGCATTATCAACAGCAGATAATTGTATTGTAAAATTATTTACATTGATCGTAGAACTCTCTGTTTTTGCCGATATACTTAACAAATGAGAACTTGACGTATACGTTCTTGTTGCATCAAAATTACTTGGTCTGTCGTCCCAATTGCCTAAAACATCGTCCCATCTTTCGCCAACCTCTAAATCTTTATAATGGTTTGTAATTCTTTGCTCTGTTGGAAATAAAAATTGTACTAAGACTATTGGATTTAAGTCTTGTTTAGCAATTTCAGTTCGTAAAATACTGGTTAAACCTCTTGGCATTATAAAGCCTCAATAAAATCTACTTCAAACCTATAAAAATCAAGTTCCTGTGTGACAAATTCTTGTAAATCATTTGTTAATCTTACTGTAAATGGAACATTTGTATATATCACCGTATCGTCAGCCAAAAGTGCTTGTCTAAGTGGTGGCTCTACTGTGATAGTAGCTTCATTACTTCCATCTCCTGTTGCATCTGCAACAATCATATAAACTTTATTATGTGAATTAAACTTAATTAAATCTCCAGCTTTAAATGTTCCTGTCACATTCTTTAATGATACAGAAGTTGCTCCAGCATTTGCGGCTAATTTAGTAGCGACAATACTTGATACAGTACCTTTAATAGTACTGATTTCAGGCATCACTATCTGAAAGGTCTCTTTCTGTGATCTTTGTTTAATTATAAAAGCAAATATTGGTTGAAATTCACTTCTTCGCATAGGTGGATATGAGGCTTTAAATTTCCATCTTTGACCATCAACTTGAGCGGTAAACTGTTTACCACTATCCGTTATTGATACTTTAGTCTTTTGTTCACTTCCAAATCCTAGTGATTTAAATGTTGGTGATGATGGATATGTGCCACTCATTATATTAATGCCTCTTTTCCTTGATCATTTAATGCTGTATTTATAAGATTAACAATCGTTGACCTGTTATCGTTTAATAATTCTTCAACTCCTGTAACATCAACTGCATTGATAGTAAAATTAAAATTATTTGTTCCCATATTCTGCGATAGCTGATTGTTTGGTGTAACTGTTCCTGCGGTTGCAGGTGTAAATAGTTCTGGTCCATTTTCTCCAACCAAGAATGGCGATCCCTGTTGCCTTGCTCCACCAAACATAGCTGGTGGTTGTTGAGCCGCTATTGTAGCAACTTGAACCGCACCCATAGCACCTATAGCCATAGCCAATGGTGGACCAATTATCGGTCCAAGTTTTAATGCACTTGTAACACCAGTTGCAGTATTCATCACTGCCTCTGCAATATTCATAGCTTGATTAATTCTAAATAATGCCTTGTTATGTTTTGCACCCTCTTGTAATGCTTGCCTGAAACCAGCCCTTGTTAAAGCCTGTGCTTCTTTCTGTGTCATTCTTTCAAAGTCTATTTCTTTGAATTTTGCATCTTTGAAATTTTTAGTTGAATTATCAAGTATTCTTTTTCTGTTAGCTTCGGACTCTTCTAACTTTTTATCAGCTGTTGCAAATGCAGTGTCAAATGCATTCCCAAGTGGCATAAGTGCTTCTTGTAAATCTAAAACATCTTGCTCTAGTTCTTGAACTGCTGGACTTACAGTCTCTGCAATCGTTCCAACAAGTCCTTGAAATTGCAATTGTGCGGTTGATATAGTTTCTCCTGCTTCTTCAACTCTTGGAATTAAATTGTTGAATGTTTCTGTTAAATCTTGGTTTCCGTCAGCGATTAAACCTGTAATTACTTTAAAATCTCTTAAAGGATCAAGTAAGAATAATAATTTACTTGCAAAACCACCGGTTTTTTCATCAGCTTTTTCAGTTGCTCTTGCTAATAAATCTAAACCAGCAACTATAGTTTCGACACTTTCAACAGTTTCTTTTAATGCAGTTGCTAAGCCTGTTCCTAAATCTCTTCCAAATTGTAAAATCTCTTTTTCGTTTTCGTCAAGGAATTCGTTTAAATCGCCAAATTGTTTCTTTAGTTCTGCAAAAAATGCTTCGTTAATTGCTCTTTTGAAATTAAAGAACTTGTCGTTAATCATCGACAAAGTACCTTCAAGGGTGTTTGCTAATTCTTCGGTTGTTTTTGCAAATTCTCCATTACCAGCAAATACTCTGTTAAATGCTTCTTGAGTTTCTTCTACTGATATTTTTGCACCAGCAGAAAAACCAAGCATATCTCGTACACCTTTTTCTCTGAATATGTCGGCACTAGCAATACCACCAGCAAATGCTCTTTGAATTTGACTTGCAGTAGTTTGGAAATCTAATCCAGTAGCACCTGCAACATTACCTGTAATTTCAAGTATTTTTTCTAATTCTTTTGCATCTTTTGCGACAACCGCAAGATTACCAGAGGCGGCAGCAATATCTTCTAAGCTAAAAGGTACTTTTGATGCAAAGTTTGTAAGTGTATCAAATGCTTTTGCACCTTCTTCAGCACTACCGAATAAAAGTTTAAATCTAATTTGTAGGCTTTCAATGGATTTACCTACATTGACTAAATTAGTTATTGCTCTACCAGCACCAATGGTTGCTAATGCACCAGCCGCAGCAATAGCAAATGTTTTTAATCCGCCTAAACTTTTCTTTGCACTGCCAACCGCTCTTTTGGTCTTATCTCTTGCAACTATATCAATTTTTACTTGTTTAGCCATTTATCTCCTAGTTCTAGCTTTCATTTTAGCAACATTCATCTGGTGTTGCTCTTCTTTGCGTTTTTTTTCTAAAAATACAATCCAAGTTGTAAATTCTTCTACTGAAAATTTCATCACTTGGTTTATTGGTAATTTTAAATAATCAGCCAACTGTACTATTAAATGGTAGTCGTGGTCGTTATCTATTTTTTTTTAATATCTTTTTTTGATGGTGTTTGCATCAACCAAGTAGCCGCTTCTGATAATACATCTGGATCAGCCTTCTTCATTAATGCCATCTTATGTTCTAATGAAAATAAGTTCTTGCCCTGTTCGTCAAGTGCAAGTTCTATAAGTGCGTATGCCAAACCCTCGATAGGATCTAGTTCCATCTTTTTAAATAGCTTACCTTTTTTCTCAAGATTGATAGGCTCTTTATAAAAAGTTAAATCCCACTCTTCAAAATATTTGCTTTCGCCATTACTTAAAGAGTTGTAGTGTTCTTTTATTTTGTCGATAGCTGACATACGCAATTATTAAGTTATTTGTTTATAACTGTCAAATTATATTGTCGTTCTAGTAATACCACCGTTACCTTGTACTGATATTGATAATCTTATCAGATCGTCCATTGTTACTGATACTGAATTTCCTGTAACAATAGCATTTCCTGTATAATAATAATCACCACTATCCGCACCTTCTGGGTGTAGGTGTAAACTTACCGCCTGTCCCTCTGTTAGAGCAACCTGACCATTTGTGTCTGTTTCGTCCCATGCACATTCAATAGTTGCTGTAAATGAAACTCTGCTTGGCTCAAATGATTTTGCAGAGTCTGTTAATTGTGTTGACTCAATAACATCTGCAACTGTTTCTAGTGTAAACGCAGTCACCTCCGCAACTGTATTACCGCCTACTTTAACTAGACCTGCTGATCCTGTATGAACTGCCATTATTCTTCTCCTTCTTCTGTGTTAAATGATTTTGGTTTTGTTTTAGATTTTTTTTCGGTTGGGTCTATCCAACCAGCTTTTTTTAGATGTTCAGATTGATCGCTCCAAACTTCAATTAAGTCGCCATCTTTATTTTGTAGCTTTATTCTTTTTGCCATTTTTTTTCCTTACTGGCTTTTTAGCCTCTTGTTTTTTAGTTTGATGTTTCCAACCATCTTCTAAAAATAATTCAGGATTAGATGTATGTATCACTACTCCGTTTTTAATTAAATAAATTTTTTCCATAATTTTTTAAGGTGTTCCGCTTGTAAATGAATATAGACATCTTACCGTAAGTATAACTCCTCCATAGGGAAAAATACTTCCCTCGTCTGTTTCAACAGAAACAACTTGAGTATCAAGTGCGTTTCCGTTTCTGGTTCTGTCAGCATCAAGTGCAGTTTCAACAGTTGTTACTAGTTCGTTTCTCTTTGTATCAATATTTGTTGTTGATGCACTGCCATTTGTAACAAAGCCAAATATTCTATAATCAATCGTTCCAGTTCTACTTATACCAGAATTTTTAATTGTAATATCATCTCTTGTTTCGTCTGCAGTAGATATAAATACCGCAGGAAATTGTTGTTGTGATAACTCTTCTAATTCAATTGGCTCTCTTGATACTTTTCCAAATGTTATTGGACTGCTAACCGCAGATAAGGTTGTAACAATGTGAGCCGCTATATCTTCTCTTTCGCTCATATTCTTAGTTCTCGTTCAAATGCTTTTTTAAATTCTTTTACTGCCCTTGCCTCTTCTTTATTATTAACATCAAAAAATGGTCTAGTCTTATCATTAAAAAATGCCTTTAAATTTTGAGTTCTATTTGGAAAAAATACTTGGCCTTTAGTTTTACTCAATACCTTAAACGACATATTTCCTAGCATTTGACCTGTAAAAAAAAGATTTGGTGTTAAGGTAGAGCCTCTTGCGGCTCTTTTCTTTGCATATGCTTTAGAATATTTTTTGAAAGGACTGCCACTAACACTTATACCTTTTCTTGTCCTGTCTTTTATTGCATTTTGAATAAATGTAGAGGCAACAGCTATTCCTTTAATAGTTGCAGTTGGTATTCTTCTTTGTAGTCTATTTAAAGACCCTTTAGCCGCAGTAACATTTACATTTATGTTTACTGCAACCATTATCTTACCAATCTTAATTGATGTACTGCTTCTTTTTCAGAATTAGAAATAGAGCTATCACCGTCTTGGTCATATTCTACACCATCTCTAAAAATATCCGAAAGTTCATCTTCGTATGCTGTTCTGTAATATGATCCCATTTGCTGAAACCTATCTTCGCTACCCTCACTATTAAATTTTGTTAATGACGGACATATGTAATATCCGAGAGTTCTATAAACTGTAGCCCTTGTCCATTGGCTATCTGTTAATTTTGAATTTTCCATTTCGACAGAGCCAATGTAGCTTCTGTCTCTAACTTTGTTAGCCTGAAATACAGACCACCATCTGTTTCTAATATCTCTTTGCACATCTGCAATCGCTTGAGTTACATATGCGTCTTGTTGTGCAGTAGATAAACCCATATCGCCAATGTCTGGCTGATAAACTACTAAATCTGATCTTGTTGCAAATGCCATAATAATTCCTTTTGATTAGTGAGGAGGGGCGAAAGGTACCCCTCCTCTTTTATTTAACTATGATTAGTTAGCTAAAGTGTCTGCAGTTAATTTAACTCCATAAGAGTCGTGTAACTCGCCAACACCAAAGACTGCTGTAGCAACAATCTCGTCAGCTCTTAAACTTGCATCTCTTTGAGACTCAATTTTAAGGTCTTGCATCATTGCTAATCCCAAAGCATCTTGTGAAAAGACACCAGCGATTGAGTCATCAGAGCCATCTACTGAAATGTTTGAAGTTTCAAAAATTTGTATTCCAGCAATATTGCCTACAAATCCTGATCTCATTGCTTCGTTAGATAGTTCTGTGTCTCTACCAACAAATGTATTTGTCAATGATTTTTTAACATTGAAAATTTGTTTTGGGTGAAAAACACCATAGTATGGACCCGGTGCTTTATTTGTTTTTAGTTCAGCCGCACATTCAAATAAATCTTGTACTGATAATTCAGAACCTGCACCCGGACCTTTTTCAGTTGAGAACCCAGTAAACAGAGCCGCAAGGTCAGTATCAATCTTAGTAGCAATTGCTTCACCAAAAAGTCTTCCGATGTCTGCCGCTACATTTCTAGAAGCTGAGTTTCTTGCTAAGTCTGTTAGAGTTGTCATAATACCAACTTCAGAAGCAGTAATTGTTACTGATGTTGGATTGATTGCTGTATTTGATAGGTCTGTTGCCTCATTTACCGCCGCCGCTGATACGTTAGCATAAATCGGTACTTCTACTGATTTACCACCA